CTGTGCGGTGCCGACCTGCCTGATCTCACTTTCGTAATCCTGGGTGAGAAATACTTCATAAGTATAACGAACGGTGAATATGTACGAGCAGGGTGCCAGAACCACACAGTTGAGGAATGGAGAAAATATAGTAAGCAGGAAATTACTGAGATGGATGGTCGTAAAGCTCTAAAATTTTATCCACGATTGCTTTCGATAATTGACTTTTACCTCGGGGCCGGAGAATGGCCTGATTGGGTTAAAAGCGATGGGGAGGAGTGATGGAAATAAATAAAGAGCAGGCATCAGAAATTATCAAACTTATCGAACAAGCATTACTTGATGGGTTTGATGATGAAATTTTGGTTTCGCTACACGAAAGTCTTACCAAATTTGTCAGCGAATAAGCACCGATAGCAGATTTACGAGTCTGCTATGTGAGCAATTTCGCTCGTAACCAAACGAGGACGACGACTCGTTCTGGTTAATCGAAAAATCATCCCTTGATGTTATTTGCCGCTCGCAGTCAGGGCGGCTTTTTTATCGCATATCCACAGCGCTTCATATCGAGGCGTTTTAGCTATGCCAATAAATGAAAATGGAGAATCCCACGATGACATTTGCTATCGCGGGCGGTGCCGTCATGGGTATCGCACACCTTAATGAATCACTTTTAGAGCGTATCACCAGAAAATTACGGGCCGAATGGAAACGTCTGGTCGATATCCTGAATCAACCAGGAGTGCCGTGTAATGGATAAATCACTTATGGCTATTCAGTCTAAATTCGCAATTGCTGTTTATCTTGGTGACAAAATAATGTATCGCGAAGCTGTAGAAGCCTTTCGCGAATGGAGGTTGAAATGATACCAGTGGATTTAGCAAGGACACCGGAGTTGAGCAGGTTAAAACGTCAGTATCACCTGACAGAGGCAATGTACTGGCGCAAGTCAGGTAATAAATCGATGAAAAGAAATTGCCTTTCATTAGCCAAAAACGAGCGAATAAACAAAGGTGAATTTCTGGCTAATCCTTCCGAATTACCATTCTGAGGTGAATTATGGATTTGAATAAATTCGACGCCCCATTCAATCCTGAAGATATCGAATGGCGAATACAGCAAAGCGGTAAAACACGCGATGGCAAAGTGTGGGCTATGGTGCTGGCTTATGTCACGAACAGGGCAATCATGAAACGCCTGGACGATGTTTGCGGCAAAGCAGGATGGCGCAATGAATACCGCGATATTCCCAACAACGGCGGCGTTGAATGCGGCATATCAATCAAGATTGATTCCGAATGGGTCACCAAATGGGATGCTGCTGAAAACACGCAGGTAGAAGCCGTCAAAGGTGGTCGTTCCGGTGCAATGAAGCGTGCTGCCGTTCAGTGGGGAATCGGTCGGTATCTGTATAACCTTGAGGAAGGTTTTGCACAAACATCTCTCGATAAAAAGCAGGGATGGCACAGGGCCAAACTGAAGGATGGAACAGGATTTTACTGGCTCCCTCCATCGCTGCCGGACTGGGCCATGCCAGCATCATGCAATCAACCATCACCAGAAAATACCAACCAGAAATCTCCATCGGTTGACTGCGAACAAATCCTGAAAGACTTCAGCGATTATGCTTCGAAAGAAACTGACAAGAAAAAACTCATCGAGCGTTATCAGCGTGACTGGCAATTAATGGCTGGCAACGAGGAGGCGCAGGCTAAATGCGTTCAGGTAATGAATATCAGAATAAATGAGCTTAAACAGGTGGCTTAATGAGAAGATTAAACATAACTCCAGCGGAGATGGAGTCAGTTTGCGGTCGCATGGTAGCTTGCCGTGCAGCAGAACATCTGGGCCTAAACATAAATCAGTTTTATTACATAGCAAAAAAACTGTCATTAAAAACGGCATTCGTTAAGCCAAGATGGAGCGAAGACGAAGACAAAAGAATGCAGGCGCTTATCTCATCAGGATATACACAAAGAAATGTAGCAAAAATTCTCGGGCGAAGTGAAGAATCGGTAAAAAGCAGGCTCTCACGTTTACGAAAGAAATAGCCCCATCTATACCACATTCTTAAGATAATCTACCCTGGAGAAAATATGCCAGCGCCTCTGTATGGTGCGGACGACCCGCGCCGATGTTCCGGCAATTCCGTATCGGAGGTGCTGGATAAATTCAGAAAAAACTACGACCTGATAATGTCGCTACCGCAGGAAACGAAAGAGGAAAAGGAATTTCGTCACTGTATATGGCTTGCAGAAAAAGAAGAACGCGAACGCATTTACCAGACATCCATCAGGCCATTCCGCAAAGCCACTTACACCCAATTCATTGAAATAGACCCGCACCTTAAAAATTACCGTTCGCGTTATGGCGCTATCAGTAATGACTGAGGAATTTACGATGAGAGGACTTGCATACAATCCCGACATTCTACCAGCCGAACTTATTATTAGGATGAAATTTAAACCAATGCCTACACGCGAGGAATTATTACAGCGCAATTCATTCCCTTCTATTAACGAGAATAAATATTTGAATGCGATACTGAGGAAAGATAAATGCAAGAGGTAAAAATTTACACCGCGTCCCCATCTGATTTATCTCCACCAGTCCAGTCTGAATCGTTCTGCGTTGACATGGTTCTGGCATCTGATTATGCGGAACTGGAGGAGAAATTTATGGCGCTGGCGGTTGAGAATGAGCTGGCTCGTAAAGCAGTTCAGGCATTCTGCGATGTTGTTGGCGACAACATCGAGGTTATCTCCGAGGAGGTTGGGCGAGACGGCGTTCTGGTTATTTTGGAGGCCATGAAGGCAACAGGAAATATGCCAGCCACCGACGCCTTCCTTGCTGAGGTGCGGGCGCAGGGTGTGGAGATGTTCTCCGAAAAATTCGGCGGCGGTACTCAGCTTTCCGATATGGTCAAAGAGGTTGCGGCTGATTTTTCGGCGAAGCTTCGCAAAGGAGCAGCCCAATGAGCAACATCGACAAACTCAATGACCATCAACTGGCTGACATGAAAAACGCTATCGAAAGAGAGCTTAAACGACGCGCTGATGGGCCAAAAGTCACCACGTATTATGTCGTCTCCTGCATCACAGATACTCAGCATTTTACTGATTTGGACTGCGCTTTACGTTGCTTAAAAAGTGTCACCGAAGACCTTATGGAGTGGGTAGCGGAATCCCCAGAAAACCGGGATTACGTCAATCGATGCACAGGCATTGTTTGGGCAAAACTCCAGGTGAAGGAGATGAATCTCGATCACTTCAACATGTGCGTAGCAGAAAAATATTTCGACGATATTTGTTATCCACAGGAGGCAGCCCAATGAGCAACATCAAAGGTCCGCTTATCAGCAGTCAGCGCTACCTCGACAAGGCAAAGGTAAACGACAGAGCGGCAAGATTTAAGCGTTTTATCGTATCTGTTTACCCGATAGTTCTGCGTGGGCAGCAATACACCATCCTGATGGATGGCCACCACAACTACGCGGCGGCAAAACTGGCTGGCATAGAACCTGATTACCGACCAATCACCAAAAAGGTGCAGCGTATTCTCGGTGAGATGTCAGGGCGCGAGCGCGAGGCATTCTTCATCAACAACGTTACAGACAGCAACTACTACTTTGTTGAAACAGGCGAAGTGGTTCATGAGTTGGTTATGCCTGACACGTCCTGCAAATTCCAGGCGCACGCAGGTAACCAATGGATTTTTGGAGGTGCAGCATGACAATCGACAAACAGGCGCTACGTGAAGAGTTCCGCCTCATGCAGGCGCACTATAGCGACCCAGCAGACCGTGCACGACAGGTTATTTATATCGCCGCAGAGGCGCTGCTGGATGAGCTGGATAAAAAACAGCAATACATCAAACTCCGCGACCAGGAGAACGAGGATATTGCGCTTACGGTTGGGAAGCTGCGAGTTGAGCTGGAGCATTACAAATCACGTGAAGAGCGAGTTACAAAGCTGGTTCTGGATAACTCGACAATCTGGGATGTTCTCTACGAGAAGCTGGAAGCCGCAGAACGGCGAATAGCAGAACTGGAGGCGCGGGCTGTCAACTTACCAAAACGCAGCGTTGATGAGGTCATGCACCTGAGCGGATTCAGCCGGGATTACGCCGAGGGTTGGTGCGCTGGCAATGACAATGCGATACACGAAATACGCGCCGCTGGCATCAAGGTTAAGGAGTCGTGATGTCACAGCAAACTATTTTGGACGTGTGTTGCGGCTCTCGCATGTTCTGGTTCAACAAACAGGATTCCCGCGCCGTGTTCGCCGATATCCGCGCCGAAGAGCATACCCTGTGCGACGGTCGCCGTCTGGTTATCAGTCCTGACCTCATTGCTGATTTTCGCGCGCTATCGTTTGCTGATTCGTCGTTTCCGGTTGTGGTGTTTGATCCGCCTCATCTGGAACGTGTCGGTCAAACGGCCTGGATGGGTAAAAAATACGGGTGCCTGAATAAAAAAACGTGGCGTTCTGACCTCCGCGCCGGATTCAAAGAGGCTTTCCGTGTATTGCGGTCACACGGCGTTCTCATTTTCAAATGGAACGAAACGCAGATTCCGGTTAGCCAGATTCTGGCGCTTACTGACGTGAAACCAATTATTGGCCAGCGCACCGGCAAGAACGATAAAACCCACTGGATTATTTTTGTGAAGGACTAACCCATGACCACTATTAGCAATAACAAACTAACAGACGAACGCGTTTCAAATGCAACACTGATTCGGCTCATTCAGTGGGCTGATCAGCACAATAGCCATTATGTTGCAGCGGCCCTGTGTGAGCTACAGGAGCGCCGCAAGGCTGATAACCAAGAGCCAGCCGGATACCACGTCATCAAAGAGTGCGGAAAGGTTGGCTGTAGTGTTGCAACACTTGAGGAAGCTGAGAAAACTCGGGATTTCTGGAATAAAAAGTGGACTATCAGGCCGTATTTCTACTCCGCAGCGCCAGCGCCGGTAGTGCCTGAAAAAATGAACTTTTCCACCGCATGCAACTTTGTGCAAATCAACGGAATGGCGAAGGAGGACCGGGCAACTCTTGCAATGAGAGCATGGAACGCCTGCCGCTCCGCCATGCATCAGGGTGTCGAACCTGTAAGCCAGACTTACAAGTTGAACGAGCTATCGGGCAACTCTCCGGTAACTCCGGATGGCTGGATAAGCTGTAGCGAGCGGATGCCGGATAGCAAAACAGGAGTTCTTGTTGCTCGAGAGTTTGGTAGGAAAGGTGACTGGCGAATGAAATGGGGAACCTACATACCAGGGCATCCAGACGCGCAGGATGGATGGATTATACCAGGTGCATCTTGGTTACCAACCCACTGGATGCCACTGCCAGAACCACCGCAGGAGGAAAAGTAATGCAACCATTTGGGAAATTCTATTCGGTTGATGGTTGTACCTGTTCGTTGTGTCGATCACGAGGCTACAGAAAAGGAAACGGATATGATGCTGAATTGAGAACCTGTAAACATCGAGCTCGTCAGCAGAGTAAACGCCTGATTGATAATGAGTTAAGACAGTTCGAAAGCATTCGCGATTATTGATCAAACTGAACCATAGCAGAAGCCGTAAACAATTTGTTTTCAGAGTTAAGTTATTATTTCACCCCTCAAAATTGACCAACATTTGCTTTAATTTATACTGTATGAAAACACAGTATTCATGGTGGCTGAAATGGGTGGCAAAGTACCTAACTACCAAATCGTTTATAGAGACGAGACACTCAATTATTTCAAGCCTGGAGGATATGTTTTCTTTCAAAGGCTTAAAGAATATGGCGGTGGTTATTGGTTAGGCAAAATTTACGAGGATGGGTTCGAGTTTGTGCTTGAAAGGCCAACCTCATTAAGTGAGGGAATTAAGCATTTACTTGTTTTAAAAAGCGTTGAAGATGGGTATCTGGAATTTGTAGATGATATCGACAACTTCAAGCTCCAATGATGCGATAGCTTTTAACATATCTCATGCGAAGATTATACGTTCGTATGTCATTCAGCACATAGCTATCTTATGCTGAAAGATAAAACAAGCGCTCTTCGGGGTGCTTGTTTGCTTATGGGGAGAGTCCACAGATGCTGAAGCGCAGCAGCTCGGCTCTCAGCACCGCAAAAATAACAATCCTCGCACTCGCGGGGATTTTTTTATCTGAACTCGCTACGGCGGGTTTTGTTTTATGGAGATGAGAAATGCACTTCCGAGTCACAGGCGAATGGAATGGAGAGCAATTCAACAGAGTTATCGAAGCTGAGAACATCAGCGACTGCTATGACCACTGGATGATATGGGCGCAGATAGCACATGCAGAAGTAACCAATATTCGAATTGAAGAACTGAAAGAACACCAAGCCGCCTGATGGCGGTTTTTTATTGGAGACAAGAAATGTCAGATTTGGCTATGAAGGTTTTGAAATGGCAATCGACTGGCGATGTTGGCATCAGTAGCGCAACTCTTGCCTCAATCGCATGTGGCCTGAAAAAGAATATCTATGGTCATCACTTCGGCGCTCCCCATGACGCAGCAGACTTCCGGCGATGCGTTGCACTTGTTGAGCAGATTCCAGAAATCAGAGATTCATTCGACAAGGTTGCGAAGCGCGTTCCGGCATTCAAAGGCCTCCTCAACGAATGGGATTCCCTCGTTGCGCTGTTGAAGTCTGAAATGAAGGTGCATGGGAACAAAGCACCAGAGACTTACAGAAGAATCAGCGAGCTACGCAAGGACTAACTATGGAATCACACAGCCTCACACTCGATGAGGCCTGTGCATTTCTCAAGATATCCCTTCCTTCCAGGTTCGATTCCCAAACCGGAGATAAAACCTATGCGCGAATTACGCGACGACTCACTTGTTGACTTAAAGTTCATGATGAAGGATTCTGGCATGGGTAAAACGTTCATTTACTCAGAAATCAAGAAAGGTAAATTGCCTTCCCCGCACAAAATCGGCAGCGCATCCAGGTGGGTTTATGCCGACTATCAAAACTGGAAACGCAGCCACTTCTCACCCCTTCAAAATGTCTCATGAATTGCCTTTGTGGGCATAAATGCGGGCATAAAATTCTTCACTCCTGTAATTCATCATAAATCCCCTGCACTTACGATATTCATTAGGTGTCTGCAGGGGACACCATTGATACCCAGGACATTCTCTTCTTGCTGCATAACCTTTCGAGCGGTTCCCCTTTCATGTTGCTTTTATTGCCCCTATGCAATATCACCGGACATGCCATACGTTCAGCAAAAAGTCGTCATCGGCCGGTTATGACCGATGACATCCTGATGTGGTCTAGAAGCGGTACTGCAACCCCGCGGTAACCGTATAGTTATTATTAGCTATACCTGCGGCATCGCCACCAAAATACGCCGTATCACCGCTGGTTTTATCTATGATTTGCGTACCGCCCTTACCTTCTTCATATTTACTGTAAGCGAACTCAGCAAAGATTTTTGCATTACTGGTAATATAATATCCGGCGTCAATAGAAGCGCCATAATATCGTGAATTTTCCGTTTTTTCGCGGAAGGTAAGTTTGCGCATGTAGTGTTCGTCATTATCATGCGCATTTACCCAGTCGCTGTATTTAAACAGTACATTACACTCAAAGTCATTAATACGATAATCACCCGCCAGCCCGATATAGGGCATTTCGAAACGCTGGCTATAACCTATGCCGCGCACGCCATGAGGAAAATTACCAATATATCGACCATTATCATAAATATAAGACCCGCCTCTTGCCGTCCAGCTAAAACGGGTTTCCTGATAGCCCGCTGTTACGCCCGCCTTGTAGTTATCGCCCTGCAATAACCAACCTTTCACGTTCAAATCGTATTCATTAGCATAGTTGGCGCTGGTGTCCGGATGAATTGAACGATCGGTCCAGCCTGGCTGCTCACTGCTCATCCAGTCATGGTCAACCATATGACCCGATCCCGACGCCAAAGATGTCCAGCCGCGGGCGTCCAGCGTCATGAACGAATAGGGTTCCCATGATAAATCCCCCTGCAACGTGGCGACATTTTTTATTTTCCAGTCCAGTTGACTAATCTTCCGCCCGGTGTCGGTATCATAAACCAGCTCCCTGGATTTACCATTTAACACTCCCACGGAAAGGGATGTCGTGACGCTATCAGGAGAGACGTCCGGAATAAATAAGGTAGACTCCGCATAAACCGACTCAGAAAATACGGCGATCATCATTACTGCAATAGCATGTTTTTTCAT